ATTTCTCACTTACAAAGGGTGATAAGGTAAATTGTTTATTACACCAGACAAGTAAGTTTGTTGATGGTGTTGAAATTTACTTTAAGGAACGTAACAAGATGTCGATTGCAAAGGCATATAACAAGGCGATTGACTTTTGTATAAAGGAAGGCGTCGACTACCTTGTACTATGTCATGATGATGTTATCTTAGAGAACGTTACTGAGGTAAAGTTATTAGAAAACTTTGATCAGTTTGATATGTTTGGTGTAGCCGGTGCAACTCAGTGTAAGTTAGAAAAACCGGTACTGTGGCATCTAATGGGAGGTGGGTTTAATGGAGGTAACTTACATGGCGCTGTATCACACTTACAAGGTAATATAAAAGGTATGACATCATTTGGACCTTACCCACATAGAGCTGTAATGGTTGATGGTGTCTTTATGGCTATTAAACGTAAGGTGTTTGAGAAAGTTCGCTTTGATGAGAAGTGTCCTGCTAAGTTCCACTTTTACGATATCGACTATAGTATGTCAGCTCATAAGGCTGGCTTTAAAGTGGGGGTAGGTGATATTTTAATTACACACGCATCTCCAGGGCTAAGAGAGTTTACACCTGAGTTTGAGAAGGGTCAGGATTGGTTTATTAAAAAGCAAGGAGCTGCGCCTTCATCAAAGAAGACTACAAAGCGTAAAAAAGGAAAAAGAAAGACAAAGTCATAATAAATAATTATATTATGACAGTAGACGAGTTTCTAGATAACGAATATGTTAGTCTGGTTGAGAAGACAGGTATATCACTACCGGATTGTGATTGTTATTGCGGTGTTCCATGGATGCCACGTTGGTTTAGATCGATGCTCAGCGTGAAGTTTAATAAGAGTTGTAAGATTCACGACATACACTATATAGCGTTTGATATTGATAATGAAGATGCTGACCAAATATTTCTCGAGCATATGCTTAAGCAAGCAGGCAACTCGCTATATTGGAAGTGTGTAGCGTATATAATGTTTCTCAACGTTCGTGTATTCCAATTCTTTGCAAGGGATTTTATACCATTCTTTAAAGAATAGTTGAAAATCGATTTATTGCAGTTATACTATAATTGTGAGTAGATTGAACCTTGACGAATTTGAAAATACACTAATCTTTAAGTCTCTAACTGATAGCGGGTATCTTGCATCAATTGCAGATATAGCAAAGCCTGAGTACTTTAAGAATAAGTCAATTGCTAGTATATTTACTATTATTAAGGACTTCTCAGAGAGACGTAATACACTACCTACAATTACTGAGATTAAAGCTTATCTTGTTACTGATGAGCAAAAGGCTTCATTTAAGTCACTCGTGCAATCATTCTCAGAAATAGATAAGAATCTAGATAAAGATGAATTGTATGATAACACGGAACAGTTCCTAAAAGAGAAGGCCGTTTACCATACAATGCTTAATGTAGCAGAGGATGTATCCAAGGGCAAAGTTGATACGTCGGATGTATTGCAGAAGTTTGAAGAATCATGTAACATCAGTCTGGTTACTGATCTTGGATTTAATATGTATGATGATATTGACTTATTGGTTGATGATCTGAACGCAGAGCAGAGATTTATACCGTCAAAGTGGGAGTGGTTAGATGAATGTTTAGGTGGTGGATTTCTTGAAGGTGGTAAGTCGTTATATGTATTTGCTGGTGAGACTAATATTGGTAAGTCAATCTTCTTAGGTAACATTGCTCATAATATTGCACAGCAAGGTAAGAATGTATTACTAGTTACTTTAGAGATGTCAGAGCTAATATATGCGCAGCGAATTTGTACCAATGTTACAAAGATACCAATGCGTGATCTAAAGCAAAACGGACCTACAATTAAGCATGTTTTCAACCAAGAGGAAGGTAAGATCTTTATTAAGGAGTTTCCACCCGCTACTATTACACCTAACCAGTTACAAGCGTTCGTTAAGAAGTTTGAAGAGAAGGGTATTAAAATAGACGCGATTGTATTAGATTATCTTAACTTACTACACTCGACTATTGGTAATAACTCTTATGAGCGTATTAAGCATGTTACTGAACAAGTACGAGCAATGTCATACACCTTTGAATGTCCTATTATATCAGCAACCCAGCTTAACCGATCAGGCTTTGATCAAGATAATCCGGAGCTAGCTACTATCTCAGAATCTATCGGGTTGGCCGCGACTGCTGACTGTATCTGCTCAATTTACCAGAACGAAGAAGATAGAGAGATGGATATCATTAGATTAGGTATGATGAAGAACCGTTACGGTCCACGTGGTACTACACAGGCGATGAGAATTGATTACCCCACCTTATCTATTGAGCAAGCTGATGATGTTGACCTTGAAGATTTTGAGGATGATACGTTCAGCGCCTTAGCTGGTCTTGCAAATTAAATATACTAGTATAAGTATATGCAGTGAAAATATTAGTCTTTACAGATAGCGACCTAGATGGCGCAGGTTCTGCTCTATTTATTAAATGGTTGTTTAAGAGTAAACTATCATATTTAGACATCGTCGAAACAACGGAGACAGTATTTCATAACGACTTTAATGATAAAGCTCAGACTCTAGATAGTTATGATAAGGTGTTTATTTTAGACTTGGATCTAACTGAAGCGCAAATTAAGCTAGTTGATAAAAGTAACGTTGTTGTAATTGATCATCACACCCCACATGTTAGTAAAAAGGGATTGTATCAACACGCAAAACCAATTATCGAGGAGTTTAGTTCATGTACAAAGCTGCTAAGGCAGAAGTTTAATAAGATACAATTAACATCCACGCAAGAGGAACTTATAAAGTATATCGATGACTATGACTGTTATAAGCTTGAGCATAAAGACTCGCTTAAGTTAAACGCCATTCACCATACGTTAAATAGACCTAAAGCAATCAAATTTATTGAGGCGTTTGAAGATGGTTTTAGACCGTACACAGTCTACGAGAAAAATAGTATAAAGCTGTTTGTACAGAAATTTAAGGAGCAGTTTCAAAACGATATTTTTATAGGTACCATTAAGGACTATAAGGTTGTATCTATTATTGCAAACTACGCTATTAGTGAAGTAGCACACTTCCTAATAAACAAGTATGAAGCAGATATAGGTATAGTAGTTAATGTCGATATAAAGACGGTCTCTTTTAGACGAAGTAAAACTAGTGATGTTGATGTAAGCATATTAGCAAAAGCGTTCTGCAATGGTGGTGGTTCAGCTGCTGCAGCGGGGGGTAACTTGACTCCCGACTTCGCAAATTTAACCAAAAACTTTTTACCATGTTAAACACTACACCTGGAAAAGCTCCATCGCAATCAATTATAGATGTTGAAACAGAACACTTACTCTTATGCTTCTGCACGTATTGCACTCTATTAAAGGGGAAGAAGCTATCACTACAAAACGTATTTGTTCTTATACTTAAGGATGAGAGACTAAGACAAATATTGAAAGACTTAATATCAGTTGATAACAATTTTGAGCTTGTTAAGATCTTCTTACAGTTTGAACCGTCAATAACGCAGTCGAAATATATTACCAAATATCTCAACGCAAATAAGAATATTGATTTTTAGGTATTTGTATGTATAATGGTATTTGTATATGATTTCTAAAAAAGAAGAACAGATATATAATAGTCACCTTTATACGTCGCGGAGCGTTCGAAATAAGCCAACACGCTTTAGGAACAATTTTGATAAGTTAGCTGATAAGGATGCTATATATCTCAAGAAGCTATCAAAGTTCTTCTATAATTATAAGCACATCAATCTACAGGATTGGTTTATAGCTCCATATAAAGTATATAATGATAATGAGGTCTATTATGACCTACATTTTTATACTACTCGGAAAGCTCTAAAGTGTTATACAATGTATATGAAGCAGCAGGAGATAGAGGATCCGGATAGTGCTGATGCTATTGCTAGGATGAAGGAGTGTTTAGCTTTTGTATACAGATATTGTGTAGAGAATAACTTAACACTCGAGCAATACAAACAAAGTAATGTCGAAAACTTACCTACTATTATTGTCCATTTAAAGGAGCATAAGATTAACTTTTACACGTTGCATTTACTAGAGGTAGACGCTATAATAAAGAGAGTTGAGACGGTAATACTTAACTTTATAGTCACTGATTTTTGGAATACATACTCACAGACTAGAATTAAGTTTGCAAACTCTAACAAGTTAAAACAAAAAACAAGAAAAGCAAAAAAACAAATACAACAAAAATTAGTTGAAAACCAAAAAAAATAAATTATAATAATATCATGAGTTCGTTTAATATGTCAATGTTCGAGTCAATCAAGGGTGCCCTTGCTGACAGTAATAATAGTAATCAGTCAAACTACACTGAAATTATGCAGTGTAAGCCAGGTAATACGTATACTGTACGTCTACTACCGTTTGCAAAATCACCAAAAGATACCTTCTATCACTACTATAATATGGGGTGGGTATCTTTCGCTACCGGTCAATATGTTCAGGCGCTAAGCCCGCAAACATACGGTGAGCGAGATCCAATCGCAGAGGAACGCTTTAAAGCTTCACGTACTGGTACTGAAGAAGAAAAGGAAAAAGCTCAGGCAATTCGTCGTCAGGAGAAGTGGCTTGTTAATATTTACGTAATTGACGATCCGAGTAATCCGGATAACAATGGTAAGGTTAAAATGCTTCGCTATGGTAAGCAGCTACATAAGATTATTACTGAAGCTATTGAGGGTGAAGATGCAGAAGAGTTTGGCCCACGTGTATTTGATCTTGGACCAGACGGTGTTAACTTTAAGATTAAGGTTGAGCAGCAAGGTGATTATCCAACGTATGTATCATCTAGATTTACTACAGCAGGTAAGATCGACCTATCAGAGGACACTCAAGAAAAAATATATACAAGTGTATTTGATCTCAGTCAGGTATTTCCTCTTAAGTCATATGATGAGCTTAAGCAGATGCTTGACGAGCATTACTTCTGTAGAGCAGATGAACCTCAAGTCGTAAGTACTCCTGAAGTCGTAAGTACTCCTGAACCACCGGTAGTAGTGGAAAGTGCGCCAACAACTACAGCAGCTCCTGCAGCTAGTGTGAGTGTAGACGACGACATCGATGAACTATTGAAAGACCTCTAATATGGATGCTTCAGAAAAAGATACTCTGCTACAGTTTATGGGGCAGGTGTATGGTGAGACAAAGAAAAACGATCAAATGGTAGTTGGTCAGTCTCAGCAACTTCAACCTAGAGCTAGTCAAGTTAAGCAGCAGTTCGAACAGTTACTAAGAACACCAGCTCAATCCCGTGCTGGTGCTTTAAAGCAGGCTGTACCTGTACAACATACACAGGCTGCTCCGGCAGCACAACCCGCGCAAGTAGTGACACCTGAGCAAGCCGCGCAAGAGCTTGCTCAGGTCACTCAAGAGCAAACTGTAGCCTCACAGCCTACGTACGCTCACCCAGTGCAAAATGAACCTACCGGTGAGGTAGTTCCAGTTGATCCTAATCAGCTAGAGTTTGATCTTAGCGAGCCGAGTAAGGTTGATAGGGTAATTGAATTACTAGAAGTAAATAATAAACTACTAGTTGAAATTAGAGATAGTAGTTTACAATCAAAACATAATGCAAAGAGAGTTAAGAATACAAAACCGCAATGAATTTCTAAGATATTTAGATTCTGTTTCAAAGATAAACGATAGTGCTATTTTTGATATTAGAGTTGACGGTATTAGTTGTTTAGTTACATCTATTGATAATACGCTAGTTTTACTTTCTGAGTTTAAAGGTGAATTTGATTTTAGCGGAACTATTAATGTACCAGATATTAAGAAGCTACATAGAGTAATAGATACACTCAATACAGAAGATCTAGTATTAATTGTTAACTCAAATAACTTAGAGTATAAGGGTAGTGACGTTAAGTTCAAGTATCATCTATTCGAAGAAGGCTTCTTATCTAAACCTAACCTTAACATTGAGAAGATTAGAGGTTTTAAGTTTGATGTAAACTTTGAGATGTCTAGAGACATTATTCAATCACTACTTAAAGGCAGTACTTTTGCTTCAGAGACAAATAAGGTATACCTATATACTGAAGATAATACTCTTAAGGCAGATCTTACCGATAGGTCAAGACATAATACAGATAATTACTCCATCTCTGTGGGTCAAGTCGATTTTGATCTCAAGCCAATTCCTATTAACTTTGATAACATTAGATTGATGTCAAATAATAATATAACATATAACTGTAATATTAACACAGAATTCGGAGTTGTTGTCATTGATAATGACACAGACTGTATTAAATTAAAGTATATAATTTCTTCTTTAACACAATGACCAATAGACATACGAAAATAAGCTAAAGACCGCAGGATATTTCATTAAAAGATTACGTGATAGTAACTTTGAAACAGTTAGGGTCTTTAGTAATTATAGTGAGACTGATCCACGTAAGTGGACGATTATTGTAGATCCAACCGGGTCGTCAGTGTTTATCACATGCTTCGAGAACCGACCGTTTAAGGGTGAATATCTATTTACCTTCGATGATGGTAATCAGGTGTTTAGGCAG